ACAGTTTCACGAACGATATCTTCTGTAATCGGTTCAAGATAATAAATTTCAAGAACCTCTGCACCAAGTAGTTTCGTTTCAAACCAATGATACTCGCCAGGTTTAACTGAAGTATATTCACCAGTATTCAATGATGTTACATCTACAAGATCATATGCATTTTTACGAACATGAATTTCCATCACACCATTTAAACAATAGAACATATTCCACTTATGTTCATGCTTGTGGATAGAACACTTCATTTTTGGATTGACTCTAATCCGATGAACCTCAATCGTTGGGGTAATAAGTAACGGCTCAGTGTTTCCCCAAATCTTTCCGATTTTCATAATATTCTCGCTTTTCTTTTAGTTTTCTAATAATAAATTGATCCCAACTTTCATTTGGGTGTTCATCATTTTTGTAATCAAACTTTGATGAGGTGTCTTCTGTTGATTTTACATCCGATGAATTCATTATAGTATTCCTCTGGTTTCAACAAACAATCAGTTTCAAATTGTAACTTTGCTTCATAATAACTCATCTCACTCTTTGATTTACATAAATGAAGGATTTCACGATAAAATTTTTCAATACCATATTCTTCAACGAGCTGATTCAAGACATCATTAGAGCCTGTATAATCTTGCCAATCGGTCTCAATGATCTTTACTCGCCTTCTCTTCTGCCCTTTTAATGGTGGCAACTTTCTTTTTGATACTAATCCTTTTTTTCCAATGTATTTTTTATCATTACTAAGATCAGTTATTTCGTAAACAAAACCGACATTATCTTCAATCATATCGCTGGTAAAAGGTTTATCTTTATAATACCAAGTCATTCATTTTCATCTTCCCAATAATCTTCTTCCCAATCATCATCTTCTTCATCCTCTGAGATATCATCACTGCCGCAAAATGGGCAGTAAACTAATTCATCTTCTTCATTATATGAAATATGAAATTCAGCGCCACAATCTTGACAATATATTTCTTCTTTTATTTTATCCATTTGTTTTTTTCCTTATGTTGCCAAAATATTATCTGAGATTCGGAGACCAGACATCATCCCATGAACCAGTTAGAGCACCGCGAGCATAGTCTGTGGCTCTGTTCTCAAAGAAGTTAGTGTGAATAGGAGCATTGATCATTTCTTCAACCCAAGGTAATGGATTGGTCTTAATCTTATAGATTCCCTTCATTCCCATAGAAATCAATCTACGGTCGGCGATGTAACGAATATATTCTTTTACTTCATAGTCACGCAGTCCATCTACCTTACCCATCTGAAAAGCTAGGTCAACAAACTTATCTTCCAACTCTACCATCTTTTCAGCGATAGAATAGATTTGACTCTTTGTTTCATCATTCCAAATTTCTCTATTCTCTTCAATATAAGTACGGAACAGCTTAATCATACCTTCGGCATGCATCGTCTCATCTACGATTGACCACGTAACGATCTGCCCCATGCCTCTCATCTTACCATGACGAGGAAAATTAAGTAACATAATGAATGAACTAAAAAGAGCGAGACCTTCAGTAAAAGCAGAGATTGCTGCAACTTTGATTGGAAGAGAAGCGCCATTATTTACCTTTGATTGAAAATACTCATGTTTCTCTCTCATAGCATCATATTCAAGAAACTCATTATATGTTGACTCAGGCATGCCAAGAGATTCAATCAAATGAGAATAAGCAGCAACATGAAGAGCCTCACGAGCAGCAAATGATGAAAGCATCATTCGAATTTCTGGCTGAGGAAATGCTGGTAGATAATTCTTTACATAACCACCAGCAACATCAATATCAGACTGTGTAAAGAATCGAAATATCTGTGTTAAGAAATACTTTTCTTCAGTCGTTAATCGATTCTTCCAATCTTTTACATCTTCAAGCATCGGTACTTCAAGATGAAGCCAGTGTGACTGCTCATGCTTGAGCCACATATCATATGCCCAAGGATAATGAAATGGTCGGAAGTAATCTCTTTCGTCCTGTAGCTTCAACTTAGTTGGCATTTAAATAACCCTTCAATCCTTCATAACCACCTGGAATCAACACATCTTCCATAAAGATTTGTGGAATGGTTGTTAGTTGATTTTGAGACATAATTGAAAAGGCGTCCATAACATCTATCTCTTCATAGACAATACCCTTCTCATCAAGAAGTTTTTTTGCTGCAGTACAATAATCGCACCACTCAGCTGTAATAACTTTAACGTCTTGCATATTGCTTGCTCCAGATCCAAGAACTAAACTTACTCGTCTTTTTTGATACAAATTTTATAAAAAAAGAATTCCAAAACCAATGATTGTATCTTCTGCCTGTCTTATTCATTTAATCATCCCTCACACGCCAAACAAGAATCTTCGCCAGAAGCCAATGCTTCTATATCAATTTCTTTAATAATTTCCCGTTCAATTTGACGAGAGACACGATCTGCCTTTCCAATCTTTTCTGAACGACAATAGTACATAGTCTTTAACTTCGACTTCCATGCCATGAAGTGTACGGCATGAAGATACTTAATGTTTACATTAGGTCTAAAGAACACGTTGAGTGATTGTGCTTGATCAATAAATTGTTGCCTATCAGCAGCATGTTCAATCACCCAACGCTGATCAATTTCCATTGCTGTTTTATATAGATCTTTCTCATAATCTGATAAACATTTCAAGTGTTGGACGGAACCATCATTCGCAATAATAGATGACCAAATCTTTTCATAGTCTAGTGAATCATCTTCTTCACACTTCTGATTAATTAACTTATCAAGATACTTATTCTTATTTAAAAACGCACCACTAAGAGTGTCCTGACGGTAGGCGTTGGCTCTCCAAGGTTCAATAGAGGGAGAGGTGTTTCCCATGAGAATTGAAGAACTGGCGTTGGGTGCAATTGCCATAACGTGAGAACACCGTAAGCCGGTTCCTTTGGCATCAGGAGCTTCTCCTCGTTCAGCTCCAAGCTCGAGATTGGCAGCATCCAATCCTGTTCGAATGTGTTTAAACATTCGTAGGTTGGCAGATTTAGCAAGAGCCGATTCCCAAAGCACTCCTTTTCGCTGAAGGTAAGCGTGGAATCCCAAAGCACCGACTCCGACAGAACGTTCACGTTCTGCGCTGAACTTGGCACGGGCAATAGAATCAGGAGCATTATCAATAAAAGTTTGTAGTACATTATCTAGCATCTCCAATACGTCTTTGAGGAATTGTTTATTTTTTGACCATTCATCAAAGTACTCAAGGTTAAGGGAAGATAAGCAGCACACCGCTGTCCTATCCTTATTTGTCGGGAGAATAATCTCCGAACATAAGTTTGATTGATTAATTTTCAATTCTTTTTGTTTCAGCCATTCTGGCATTTTACGATTTGATTCGTCAATATAATGAATATAAGGTTCGCCTGTCTGCATACGCATCTCAAGAATACGTTGCCAGATATCTGTTGCTGATACAATTTCGCGAACTTCTTTTGTATGTGGGTCTTTCAATTCCCATGAATCATCATAGTCTGGATTCATCATACAATTTTCAATAATATGCATGAAGTCATCAGTGATATTAATACCATGGTGTAAGTTGAGACAACGGAAGTTTTGATCGCCTGTTGGCTTTCTCATTTCCAAAAATAAAAGTATATCTGGGTGAGATACATCCAGATAAGCAGCGTAAGAACCACGGCGAGTGCGACCCTGACGATAAGCCAGAGACGAGGCATCATACATTTTAAGATGAGGCATGACACCAGTAGACTTATCATCAGCAGAACGAATGCCAAAACCAATTCCAACTCCTCCACCTAACATTGATAACCAATTTGTTTCTGATAAATTTTCAACTAAACCTTCTGCCGTATCGTTGATAAAATTAAGATAACAGGATATAGGAAGACCCCGCTTAGAACGACCATAAGATAAAATAGGAGTGCTATAACTAAGCCAGTGCTTAGAAGAATAATCATACAGACGCTGAGAATGCTCTGAATTAGATCCAAAAATTTTTGATACATAAGCAAACCTTTCTTGGGGCGAGATTTCACTTTCGATCATATAAGACTCTTTAAGTCTCAATCGACCTAAGTCATCAAAAAGTGCGTCTCTGTTTGGATCAATTGTGATTCCCATATGCTCCATTTATTATTCCCCTAATAGTTTGATGAGTGGGAAGATCTTTGCAATCTCTACCGCACATTGTTTTGCAATTTCTTGATGTTCTTTTTGTGTGCCGTTAGCACTACGTAATTCTATATAGTGTACCCAAGAACGAAGCGTTCCATTCATATACATACGAGACATCGTGAGCCCTTCTGGTAGTACTGCACGAGCCTGTTCTTTCGCAATGCCATTGATAATAGCCCATTGGTAGGCATTTTTAGAATGATTAATTACGTTTTGTTGTAAAGTGTTCCACTCTTCCTGTAGTTTGGGATCATCAACTTCTACACTGTTCTGACGATTCTTTTCATCCTGTAGTCTTGCTTCACGAGTAACAAACTCTAGATCCTTTGTGGGGTCAGCATAACGCTGGCTAAATTCTTGAAATGAAAACGAACGATGCCTAAGAATTTGTCGAGCAATATCTCGTGTAGTCTCAATCTCTAAACAAGCGCTGACCATCTCCAGTGGCGACCAATGCTTGTGTTTGACCAGATACTGTATGAGACGCTCGGACGTTTTGGAGTTAGTTTGATTCGATGGATTGGAGACACGGGCGCAATACGCGATGAGATCCTGAACATTACCTATATCCTTATATTCTATTGTTTCTGGAGCGCGGGAGTAAGATACTATCTTGACATTCATTAGCATTTGCTCCATGCGTTCAATTTCATTTTAAGACCTAAACCTGAGTGAGTATTATAATTTATAACATCAAGAATTTCACTTTGAGAATGACCATTCATAATCATTTCATTAATATCTTTCTCAATAATATTATCTGGCCACACTACAACTCTAT